CGGCCGCGACGCGCTCAGCGCGGCCCTCAATACGATGGTCCTGGTGCGCGAGCTCGGCGGCCTCGTGCAAGAGGGGACGCGCGGCTATGCCGGGCCGGCCGGCGCGCGCACGATTGAGCTCTTTTACAACCTGGGCAAACAGGCGAAACAAGGCGCCATCGACGAAGGGCTCGTCAAGGCGCTCAACCAGGCGGCGGGTGTGCTCTTCCGCTATCCCGCGGGGCAGGTGCAGCGGACCGTCGATGGGTTTGTCGCGCTCCAGGAAGGGCGGACCAGTAACCCCGCGGCGCTCCTGTTCGGGGCGCCGAAGAAAGGCGCGCGATGAAGTTTGATGATCCGCTGTGGGTGGGTGGGGTCCTCCTGATCATCGCGTCGCTCGGGACGATGCTGACCGGACTCGTGCAGCAATTCAAGATCAAGGGCAAGGTCGAGGAGAACACGGCCGTCACCATCGAGACAAAGCAACAGGTCGCGGCCGCGGCGACGAAGGCGATCGGCGTGGCCGCGAAAGCGGAAGCCGTCGCGGCGAATGTGGACGCCATCGTGCAAACCAGCGCGCAGGCCGCCCAGCAAACCAACGGACATCTGGCCCGCATGACCGCGGAGATTACCCGGTTGATGGCATCGGGCGAAGAGGACCGGAAAACCATTGCCGTCTTGACGGGCTTGCTGAAGCTCCGGGCCTCGGACCGTCCCGCGGAAGCGCCCGCCATCGACCGGCGGAAAAAGAAGGATGTCTGAGTGACGCCGGCGCTGTTCCTCGACGTCGCGCTCTCGCCGGCCTTGCGGATGTTGCCGCCGAAGATGGACACGCCGGAGGCCCGCGCGCTGCTGGTCGCGATTGCGCTGCAGGAGTCCGAGCTCCGCAACCGGCGGCAGATGAGTGGCGGACCGGCGCGCGGGTACTTTCAATTCGAGCGCGCAGGCGTCACCGGCGTGCTGAAGCATCGCGTGTCGTCCGAGCTCGCCCGCGCGGTCTGCGGCGCGCTCGATCTGGCGCCGACGGTCGGGCAGGTGCATCGCGCGATCGAGTATCACGACGTCCTCGCGGTCGGGTTCGCCCGGTTGCTGCTCTGGACATTGCCGGTCCGATTGCCGACGCGCCACGAGCCCAAGGACGCGTACGCGCAGTACATCGACGCATGGCGGCCCGGCACGCCGCGGCCGGCCGACTGGCCGGCGAACTTCACGGCGGCGTGGCGGATCGTGGAGCGCGCGGACTGACTGAGCGGCGGATGAAGGACGAGTGGCACGTGGAGGGACAGATGACTGATCACGCAGACGTCGTCGTGCAGGTGAAAGCGGATCTGACGGCCCGCGGTGTCTCACTCGTCGGCCCGTGCGGCGCCTTCGAGGTGACCAAGCGCGTGGCGTGGGCGCTGCGCGCGGACGGCGCCGGCTTGCTGCTGAAAAACGGCGGCAACAACTGTCTGGGCTACGCCGTCGACATCATCGCCTACCGCGACGGCACGGTCGTCGACATCCTCGTGAACGGCGGCGGCGACGAGGACGCGTACGGGAATGCGATCCCCGGCACCGGCAACGGCCCGGCGTGGAACGTCAACCCGGTGAAGGTGGATCCGACGCGCTGGGCGCCGCCGTTCCCGATCGATGCCGTCCCCGGCACGCCGGCGCCGCCCCAGATCCCGCTCCCGCCCGCCGTGTCGGACGCCGAGGTGCATCACCTTGAAACGATGGCGGTCGCGCTGGGAGGACTGGCGAAGGAGATCGGTCTGCAGCTCGAGGAGCTCCGGATTTTGAATCGCGCCCTGACGCTCGACCGGGCGGTGATCCTCGCCGGCCTCCAGCAGATCGCGGGGATGCAGAAGAAGGGGCTCCAGGTGCCCTACCTGGGGCTCGCGAAGCCGCCGGCCTGACGGGGACCGGCGGCGCTCAGTCGATCGGGTGCGCCTTTGCGCGACGTGCCGCGGCGCACTTGCCGCAGAACATCTCGCCGAGCCAGTAGCCGTTGACGGTGCCGACGCCGTAGACGATCGCGTAATACAGCCAGTCCATTTACTCCTGCTTCCTCTTCGCCCGCCGCGCCGCGAGCTTCCGGATCCCGTCGAGCGCGAGCGCGTCCGGCTGGCGGCGGCCCTGCTCCCAATCTTCAATCGTGCGGCCCGACCGATGCCAGCGCAATCCGAAGGTCGCCGTGTCTTCGTGGAGCGCGGCGCGCAGGGCGCGGACTTCGTCGGCGGTCGTCATGCCTTGCCAGTCTACGACATTGCCGTAGTTCTTGTAAAGGATGCCGCTTGACAACCCATACGGCAATGCCGTAGACTTCAAAAGTTCAAACGGCGCCGCCCGGTGTTAGTAGCACCGACCGGCGCCTCACCCGTCAACCGACTAGTGCTCGGTCGAGCGGGCTCCCCGTAGTGTAAATGGGGACGCCTCTCGCCGGCAAAAGAGGCGCTCCATGAGTCCACGTATCCTCCTCCTCGTCGTCGCGCTCCTCGTCGCCGCGGTCCCCGCCTCCGCACAGTCCCTCGGCCCAGCCCCGTATCTCGTGATGACCATCGGCTCGAGCGTCGACCTGGCGACGTCGCTCGAGGCGGTCGGCAGCGGGCGCGCCAAGGAAGGCAACCCCTTCCTCGCCGTGGGCGGCACGCCCGGCCTTATCGGCGGGAAGCTGGCGGCAACCGCGGGCCTCGCGCTCATCATGAAAAAACTCGCGGCGGAAGGGCATCCCCGATGGGCGGCCGTGCTTGGCTACTCCGCCGGCATCGCGCTCGCGTCCTTGGGCGCGCGGAATGCGCGGGTGGGCCGATGATGCCGAAGTTCCTGCGCTCCGAATATTTCCCCTATGAGAGCGTCGAGAGTGTTCCGGCGTCCGCCGAGCGTCTCGTCGCCCGCCTCACCGACAGCGCGCCGCCGCGGCCCGTCATTTGCGCCTGGTGCCCGACGTTCGACCCGACCGTCGACAGCGCGCGCGCCTCGCACGGCATGTGCCAGGCGTGCAGCGACAAGATGATTTTCGAGGCGATGAAGCGCCAGCAGGAGCGCGAGCACGACGACGAGCGCGAGGAGCTCTGCGGCGCCGAGTGCGGCGCGAACTGCGGCTACTGCGGGCGGTGCTCATGAGCGCCGGCAGCACGGTCTACGACTGCATCGTCAACGTGGCCCGCGACATCGCGCAGGGGGGCATCGGGAAAACGCGGCGCAACGAGCAACAGGGCTACACGTTCCGCGGTATCGAGGACGTCATGAATGCGCTGTCGCCGCTGCTCGCGAAACACCGGCTCGTGATTCTGCCGCGGGTGCTCGCGCGCACACTCGTCGAGCGCGCCTCGCGCAACGGCGGCGTGCTGTTTTACGTCACCGTCGAAGCGGAATTTGATTTCGTGTCCGCCGCAGACGGGTCGCGGCACACGGTCAAGATGTTCGGGGAAGCGATGGATAGCGCCGACAAGGCGACGAATAAAGCCATGAGCGCCGCCTACAAATACGCCGCGGTGCAAACCTTCTGCATTCCGACCGAGGGCGACCACGATGCCGACCGGACGACGAACGACGTCGCGCCGGCGCCGGCGGCGCCGACAGCAGACGCCCGCGACATCGCCGCGCGGCTGGCGCGCCTGCAGCACCCGGAGGGGTATCTCGCCTGGTGTGACGTCTTTCGCGCGGCGGCGATGCTCGGCCCGGCGAACCTCGAGCATGTGTGGTTCGCGGCCCCGCAGGAGTATCGTCAGCACATGACGCTGACGGCGCCGGCCCTGAAGGACGAGCTCAAGGCGATCGCAGCGCGCATGGTCACGGCGCCCCGCGGGAACGGCCGCGCGTCATGATTACCCGCGCGCACGCCTTCACGGTGCTCGAGGCGCCGCAACTGTCGCCGGCCTGGGTCGCGGCGCGGCTCGGCCGGCTCACCGGCAGTCGCGCCGCCGACATGCTCGCGACGGTCAAGGGCGGGGAGTCGATCGGCCGGCGGACCTTGCGCGAGCAGCTCGCGCGCGAGCGCCTGACCGGCCGGCCGCACGGGCCGACCTACGAGTCGGCGGCGATGCGGACCGCGCTCGAGCGCGAACCCGCGGCGCGCGACTGGTACGAAGCCGTGACCGGGACGTTTGTCACGCGTACCGGGTTCCTCGCGCATCGTACGCTCCCGGTCGGCGTCTCGCTCGACGGCCACGTCGGGGATTACCAGGGCCTCCTCGAGCTCAAATGCCCGCTGGCGCTCACGCACGCCGATTACCTGACGGCCGGCACGCTGCCCGGCCCGCACCGCAAGCAGATCATCCATGCGCTCTGGCTGACCGGCGCGCGCTGGTGCGATTGGATGTCGTATCAGCCGGAGTTTCCGCCGGCGCTGCGCGCGCTCGTGGTCCGGGTCGAGCGCGACGAGCGCGAGGTCGCGAGCTACGCGCTCGCCGCGGCGCTGTTCCTGCGCGAGGTCGACACTGAGGAACTACGACAGGGGGCAGCTTAACCCTGACGCTCTGGAAAACCCTGACGCTCTGGAAGGAATGGCTACAACGATGAGCAAGAAGAAACTGAAAACTCGGTGGATCGCGTGTGCGCATCGCAACCTGAATCGGATCGGCAGCGAGGAAACCGGCTTGCGGCGGATCTCCTGTGCGGATTGCGGCGCCGCTCTCACGCGACTGGTGGCCGGTCCTGGCTACGTCTACGAAGTCGTGACACTCGGAAGAACGCCGCGATCGCGAAAGCCGAAGGCCGCGGTGAAGTCGTGAACGCGGCTCGCGCTCGAGCGATGAAAGCGAAACGATGGCCGGAAGAGAAGCCAGTGTGTCAGACCGGGCCGAGGTGGATCGGCGATCGGATCGCGCGGGAAACCGGGAACAAGTCCGCCCTCGCACCGCTCACCGGGCAGGATGCGCGCGCGCTGTCGGCGTTCCTGCACCTGGTCCGGCTCTGGGGCAGCAGCGATGAGGACGGCTGCCGCAATGCGCTGCTGGCGATGGCTTACACCGTGAAGGCGATGCAGCCGTCGACGCGGCATCTGGCGAAAGCGGGCATTCCGCATGTGCTCGATTGGGGCCACGAAGAGGAGATTTGGCGGCAGCTCGCGGCCCTCGATTCAGATGCGCTCGAGGACGCGCTGGGAGGCGTGACAGATGGCGAGTAAGCACCGCGAGGAGAAAGCGATCGCTGCCGTGGCCTGTCCGACGTGCGGCGCGCCACGCGGCGAACCCTGTCGGCATCCGACGGCGCCGCAGGCGATCGCCCCTGAGCGACGCATCTGTGCCGATCGCCGGCGCGCTTGGCAGATGATCCGCGACGGCGTGATCAAGGACGAAAAGCGAAAGTGAAACCCGCGCCGAGGATCATACTTTTCACCATACACCAACTGATTGCGGTCACCACACTTGCCTGTAAGTTATTGAGTGGATTGGAGCCGGCGACCAGACTTGAACTGGTGACCTGCTGATTACGAAATCGGCGGGCATGGCCTCGAAACGCGCCGATTTGCTGAGTAAATCCGCCGTTATGCGCGCTTGGTGAGTGGTGAGGGTGTAAATCGTACGACGCGCTTTTGTTGGGGTTTTGCGTTCGCGCCGCCTGCCAGGATCATACTTTTCACCATACTGACTTTCGCCTGCCGCGGTGGCCTGGTCGCCGCCGCGCGCAGGCCCGGCAGCACGGCCGACAGCGCCTCATGCGGCGCCTCCTGGATGGCCGTGCTCAGGTGCGTATATTTCTGCGTTGTCCGCAGCTCGCGATGCCCCATCACGTCGGCGCGCAGCCGCTCGGTGAGCGTGCCGACCATCTGCGGAGTCGCGAGGATCGTCGCGACCGAGTGCCGCATGACGTGAAAGGTCACGCCGTCCTTGAGGCCCCAGCGCAGCCCGATCGCCTCGACGGCGCGCCGCAGGCCGGTCTTGATGGAGCGCACGGGCCGGCCGCGCCACGTGATGACATACGCGCGCGGCGGATCCTGCGCGGCGCGGATGTCGAGCAGCAGCGCGCGCAGTTGCGCGCTGACAGGCACCGTCTGCGCGCCCGCGGTGCCGCTCGTCTTGTGGTCCGCGACCGTGATCCTCGTGAGCTCCGGATCGAAGTGCGTCGCCCACTCGAGCGCGAGGATCGTCGCCACGCGGAGCTTCGGCGCAAGCGCCGCGATGCAGAGCGCGTGCGCGATGTGCTGACCGGCGTCGGCGACGAGCGCGAGGATCTGGTTGGGCGTGAGCGTGACCACGCGCGCTCGCGTCGGGCTGCGGCGGATGCCGGCGAAGGGGTTACTCGCGATGCCGGTCGTCGCGCGGTACTGCGGCTGCAGCGCACAGGTGTAGAGGTCCGAGCAGGCGCTCAGATAGGTGTTGCGCGTCGACCCGCTGATTTTGCGGGCGTCCATCCATTGCTCGAACTTCTCGAGCCAGCGCGGATCCGCGATCGGATCGCCGAGGCGGAGATTGTGATACGGCCGCGGCGCGGCTTCGATGCGCGCGACGGCCGCCGGCCCGACCGGCTTCCTCGGCGCGGCGCCCCAAAACGCGAGCACCATCCGTAGCGTGCGCTCGAGGATCGCCGGGCGCTTAATGTATTTCGCCTGATAGGCGAGGGTGGTGCCCGCCCACGCGGAAAAGGTCGGCGTCTCGCTGGGCGCGACGGCCGGCGTGAGGCCGCCCGCCTTCTGGCGGAGCGCCTCTTTGAGCCTGGCCTCGACGGCCTCCGCTTGTTCCTTGGTGCGCTGCTTGGTGTTGCCGCGGTAGGGGAGCCCGCCGTAGTGGAAGCCGTAGCGGTAGGTAATGCCGCGCTTCGGTTTGTAGACGGTCATGTCGGCCGCCGATCGCCACGATCGCGAACACCCATCAAGATCGACAGGACCGCAAGCCGCGCTGACCCCACCGACACCGTTTCGTATTGGGTGATGATCCAGTCGAGCAGGTGCTCGGACTGTTCCATCAGCTCCGCGTTAGTTGGTCGCCCCGCCTTCGCGAGCTCGATCGTGCGCGCGACCAGGCGCAAATCGAAACACGCGACCGACGTCGGGTCACTCTCGAACTCCGCCGCGATCAGATCCAACACCGTCCAGACGCTGGCCTTCGCGAGGTAGTCGTCGCTCATGAGGTCCTCACTCGCTCCACGACGTCGAGCCGCTCGATCGCGCGGAGCACGTAGCGCTGGCCGGTCTGTGTCTCCATCGGGCGACCGATGGCGAGCATATGCGCGTTCAAAAACTGCTCCCGCACGCTGGCAACATCGGTGCCGGCCGGCACCTCAAAGACGATCGTCGAGGTGACGGCGATCGTCATGACCTCACGTCCCGGCCGCGTTTCCCCATGAGGATCGACAACATCGCCAGTTCCGCGGACGAGAGCGACACGGTTTCGTATTGTCCGAGGATCCACCGCGTCAGTTCCTTGGCCTGTCGCATCATTTCCGCGTCGGCCGGTGTGCGCAGCCGCGCGAGGCGGTCGCGGAGTCCGAGGATGCGCCCGTCCGCGTCCACCTTCGGCGCCCCGTACGTGTTCAGGACCTGGTGCGCCTCGTTGTTCTCGTCGACGATGTCTTTCAGGAGCTGGGCTTGCCCATGCTGCGCGAGCTCGATCGCGCGCCTGACGAGACGGAGATCGAAACACTGCGCGGCCCGCAGGTCGCTCTGAAATTCCGCCGCGATCAGGTCGATCACGGTCCATACGTCGGCGTTCTCGAGGTAACTATCCGGGGTGCCGCTGTCCTTCGATGTCATTGCGTCTGCCTCTTGATGTATTCCTTCATGACCGCGATCACGTCGGCGCGCCTGGCGCTCGAGATGTAGAACAACCCTTTGCCCTCGCCCTCACCGTATTCAAACAGCAGTAAGTTGAAGCCCCAGCCGTCCGGCAGGCCCGACCCGATCCGGTCGCCGAGCTCCTGCAGCAGCGGGCGGATCTCCGCGTTGTCAACGTTGTAGCTGATGTCGGGCATCTCGGGCACAGACGGAGCGGCCGGCGCGGGGTCGTTCCGCACGCTGACCGCGAACGCCTCGCACTCCATTTTCAATTGCTCAAGCGCGACGATGCCGTCTTCCTCGGACGTGGAGTCGTCGCCGATGCCGGTCGCGAGTTCCATCAGCAGGAAATACGCGCCGGCGAAGAACGCGCGCCGGCATTCGTCGATCTGAATGTGCGGCGCGTTCGTGGGAATGACCCGCTCTTGGTAGTCGGCGAACGCCTCAGCAACGGTTTCGATTTTCATGAGTCCATTGGCAACGGTTGAATGCCGGCGCACTGCAGACAGACGCGCGGGCGGTCGAGGTACGGCCCTGTCGGATTGAAGGCGACGAGCGCTTCGCAGTCCCGGCAGGCGGTCAGCGTCGCCGCGGCCGGCGGTTGGCCGCCGGGATAATCCGCCACGCGCCGACAAATGACCGCGTCGGGGTCACTCGGCAGCGCCTCGATCAGACGGCCGTCCCATGTGCGGCCGTAGTAGTGACAGGGCTTCGTCTTCATGGCATTAGTCAGCGGTCGACGGTCGTTGACGGTCGTTGACGGCGGACGGCCGCGAGCGGAATCATGCATTCGTGGAACTTGACGAGGTTCGCGGCCCGAACGATGCGCTCGGCGTGGCCGCGGGTGTAGGTGCCCGCGTCGCGGACGAGCCCGCAGTAACCGGCCTCGCCTGGCGCCCACCACAGTTGATGCTGAATCGACCAGATGACGAACAACTCCTCATCGATGCTCATAACTTAGGCCGCATGGTCGTCGTTCGGCGGCTCCTCGCCGCGCTGGCGCGCCGCCAGATGCGCCGTCATGGACTCGACCGTGGCGACGTCCTCCGGACTGAAGTGCTGCAGCCGCTCCATAATCCGCTGGCGCATCTCGTCCACCACGAGCGCGAGCACGCACCGTTCGATCGCGAGCGCGACGTTGGGCCGCTTGGGGAGCAACACCTGAATCAGGTCGATCAGGCGTCGCACGCTCTCGCGGGCATCCGCGTCCGGGGTGTTGGGGGCTGGGGCCATGCGCGGGCGATCCTCTCCTGGGGTCACAGAGCGAAGGTCGGCGATGAAGTCGACGACTTGGGATTGTGGGGTCATGTCAGCCCTGCTTTCGTACGGCGGTCAACCGCCGCCGGCGCGGGACGGCCGCCGCCTCGTTCGCGCGCAGCGCCGCGAGCAGCCGGCGCGCCTGGTCGATCCGCTGCTCGGTGTCCGCGCGCAGTTGGTGTTGCCGCTCCGTGTCTGCCGCCATGACGGCGGCGGTCGTCGCCGCGACGGCCGCGCTCACGAGGACGCGCGGCGCGTGCGCCGGCTCCGGGCGCGGGTGCGGGTGCGCCGCGGGAACGATGTGCAGGAGCGGGCGCGTGTCGCGACACTGCGCTGGCATCGCCAACAAGAGGTCGGCTTGCGCTTCGAGATGCGCCAGGGCCTCATCGCGCAGGCCCTCGAGCTTTTGGGTCAATCGAAGCGATAGCATCAACTCCTCCTGCGTCGTCACCTGTGCGGGATTTCGTGATGTAGCGGTAGCTGTTGAGGACGAAGTTCTTCTGATCCTGTTCGAGCTTCGCCCAGCCCTCGAGCAGGAGCGTGAACTGTGGGTCGAGCAGCGCCGCGCCGGCGTCGGGCAGTTCCAGCAGCGCCCAGATCTGATTTTTGAGGGGGCGCGGCGCGTCGTGATACCAATTGCCAACCGTGTAGTCTTCGTCGGACCAGTTCCGCACGCGCGGATCCTTCGTGTCGTCGGATTCCAGCTTCTTGACACTCACGCTGAGCGCGGTCGCGATCAGGCGCAGGCGCTTCGGCTGCGTCACCTTGGTGCCCTCTTCGAGCCCGCGCACGGTGGTGACGGTGACGCCGGCCTTCGCCGCGAGCGTGGTCCGGTTCCACCCTTTCGCCAGTCGGAGTTGCTCGACTTTTTTCCCGAGAACCTGCAGCGCTTTGCGCGCGTGGATCTTTGACATGTCGGGATTGTTCGGGCCGACGTCGTGCGGAGCAACATGAGGCGCCGTGGGGAAGGAAGAATGGCTGTTCAGCACAACAAGGTTTTACTCTACTAGTTGACAATCGGCAAGGACTCATTAATAATGCGCGTCACGAGCAGAAAACGCGCAATGGAACTCGAAAAATTCAGAAGAATTGCCGGTTTGACGCAGGAACAGTTAGCGGCGAAATCCGGCGTGGATGCGACGGTCATTTCTAAACTTGAGCGCGGCAAGCGGCTGCGCGGGTCCTACGACAGCATCGTGCGGCTGGCGCGGGCGCTCAACCTCGAGCCCGAAGAACTCCAACCGACCGGACCGGAACGGGCATGACGCTCGCGAAGGGCCAGAACGGCCGCAACCCGGCGCCGGATCCGGTCGCGCCGGTCTATGGGCGCCTGTTCCGCGTCCGCGGCGCCGCGCAGTATCTCGGCCTGAAGGAAAGCCGCGCGCGCACGCTCATCGCCCGCGGCGAGCTCGTCGCGGTCCGTAATGCCCGCGGCCGGCTCGAGGGCGTCTACGAGCACGACTGCGACGCGTGGCTCGCCACGCACCGCGCGGCGGCGACGCCGGCGACGCCGCGCCCCTCCATCGATGACCGCATCGCGCAGCTTCCCGGCGCGGGGCACTTCGCATGACTGACCACGACGAGAACCACGCGCATTTCGATACCAGCCCGCGCGCGATGGCGGGGCGCTTCGGCGAGCTCGCCTTAACCCGGATGCGCGCCGGGCGCGATCCGTTGCACGCGGCACGGCTCGCCTTCAGCTACGCGGAGGAAGCCTTGGCGCAGGAGCACGGACGCGAGGCGCGGGCCGCGCTCGCGAAAGGTGACGCGTGAGCACCGACCTCGAGACGATCCGCCGCCAGGTCCGCGAAGCGCAAGAGGACTACGCGCGCGACGTCGATCAGATCCTCGCGGAGATGACAGCGTTCGCCGCCTCGGTGCGACTGGCGATCGGCGAGCTCAGTTACAGCGAGGCGCTCGACGCGCTGCGGACGGTCGCGGTCAAAGCAATCGATCGCTGCGCGGAGCGGCGCTTCGGATGACGCTGCGGCCGGCGGTGTTCGTGCCGTCCGCGTCCGGGTGGGCGCAGATCGTCGAGGCCCTCGAGACGGCGTGGCGGAATTGGTGGGTCCGCGCGGCGGAGCGCGCCGACAAAAGCGTCGGGCTGGACCTCGAGCGGATTGAAGCGTGGTGGCGGGGGTAGCCGGTGCGAACCACGGCCCGACCGCCGGCGGCGCGCGAGCACGACTTGGTCGGCCAGATGAATCCGCGCTGCGTCCGCTGTGGCCGGACGCTCATCGCGATCGTCCTGCAGCCGCTTCCGTGCCGGCGGCTGGCGATCGTGCGCGCGAGTTTGCCGGACGAGTCTCAACCCGATGCCGATGACACCTCGCGTGGTCGCCGTAATCTTGCGGTGAGCGCGGGCACGGGCTCCGGGACTTGTCCGGCAACGGCCGACGAGCGATGACACTCCGACGTCTCGAGCTAACCGACGACCTGCTGGCGCGCCTGGCCGACGTCGAGTATGCGCAGCACATGTATCGGCCCGGCCGTGAGTCGGCGGCCGTCGTCGAGCTTCCGAAGCTCGCACTCGCCGACGCCGTGCTCGCCGCGGTCCACGCGCAGATCGCCGCGCACACTCTCCAACTCGCCGCGCTCCCCAAGCGCCAGCCGATCGGCATGAGGCGACCGAAGCGGAGGCGCCGCGCGTGAGCGTCAAGGCGCTCTCGGCTGCGTTCGACGACAGTCGCGCGAAAGGCTCGGCCTTCACGGTGCTTCTGGCAATGGCCGATTGGGCGGACCACAACGGACGCTGTTACCCGAGCTACGGACAAATTGCCACGAAGGCGCGCGTGTCCCGCGCGACGGCGATCCAGGCGGTCAACGAGCTCCTCGGCTTGCGGGAGCTCGAGCGGGTCGAGCGCGGCCATGCGCCGAGCGGGCACGACGAGGAGGCGCCCGCGAACGTGCGGTCGCAGTGGCGCAATGAGTATCTGATTACCCTCGTCCGGCCGCGCACCAAGGTAGTCCAGAAGACGGACCACCTGGGCGATCCGCCGGCGGCTGGGCAGGTAGTCGAATCGTCAGACCACCATGTAGTCCAAGCCTCAGACCACCTGCCGACCGCGGATCCGTCGCAGGTAGTCCAATCCGCGAGCGCAGGTAGTCCAATCGGCACCGCGCAGGTAGTCCAATCCGCCGATTCCTGTCTATGTACTCAACCGTCAGGGAGACCGTCAGGTCGACCGTCAGCAGCAGCCGCGGCGGCGGCGGCGGCGGGCCTGGCATTTCTGAACGCGTGGAATGAGCTGACGACGCCGCCCCTTGCGGAGGTCCAGGCGCTCACCCAAAAACGGCGACGCTTCGTGCGGCGGCGCCTGGTCGACCGGCCGCTCGACGAGCACCGCGAGGCGATGCTCCGCATCAACGACTCGGGCTTCTGTCGGGGCGAGGGGTCGCGCGGCTTTGTCGCCTCGTTCGATTGGTACATAAGGTCCCCCGAGCCGGCGATGAAAGCGCTCGAGGGCCTCTACGATGATCACCTGAGCGAGGCGGACCGCGCCGCGGTGCTCGAGTGGCGGTTTCGCACCTACGGCAGTTTGACGCAGTGCCCGCACACGCCGACGTGTCGCGACAACGAGGCCTGTCTGCGCCGGAGTGCTGCGCGGCTGCGGGCGAGAAAGTTCGCGTGACATGGGTCACCGTCCGCGCCTGGGCGGGCTCCGCGCGGCCGGGCCGCTGCACCTACTGTCACCGGCCGTTCGTGTGGGTCGTGACCGACAAGGGGAAGTATCTCCCGTTCGACTTGGGCTTCACCGTCCGCGAGACGGTCGTCGACCCGCGGACGCGGGCGCAGTTTGTCGTCCTCGACCGCAGCGATCGCCATGACTGTCTCGAGCGGCGGGCGGCGCGGCGGGAAAAAACACGGGCATGTTGATAACAAAAGATCGCAGATCGGACCGAATTGTGCGGCGCGTGCTCGCGGCCGATGGCGTGGTGTGGCTGAACTTGGGAGATAGCTACGCTGCGTCCACGAAGGGCAGCGGCGGCACTGCAAAGAGCGGATTGATGCGGGACGGTCGGAAAGAGACGCAACAGTTGACGACTGCGGCGGTGAGCATCGGTCATCAGATGTTCAGTCGGAGGCGATTCGTGCTCGACACCAAGCCGAAGGACCTCCTCGGGATCCCGTGGCGCGTGGCGTTCGCACTCCAGGAGGACGGCTGGTATCTGCGCTCCGACACGATCTGGTCGAAGCCGAACCCGATGCCGGAGAGCGTGACGGACCGGCCGACGCGGGCGCACGAGTATCTGTTCCTGCTCGCGAAGTCCGAGCGCTACCACTACGACGCGCCGGCCATCTTCGAGCCTTACGCCGAGCAGACGCTCAAGGACCGCGAGGCGGACCGCGGGTTCTATGACGGCGAGGGGACGAAGGACTACGCAGCGGCCGGTGTGCAGAATCCGAGCGACACGAAGCGGCGGATCGCGGCGGGGATCATGAAAAAGTTGTACTCGGCGCGGCCGGGCATCGACGTGAAAGGCGGCGGCCAGGGCAACGGTGTGATTGCGTACGGCGGCCAAGGCGGGCGCAACAAGCGATCGGTCTGGACGATCCCGACCATGCCCTACGCGGGCGCGCACTTCGCGACGATGCCGGAGGCGCTCGTCGAGCCGTGCATCCTCGCCGGGTGTCCCGTCGGCGGCCTGGTCCTCGACCCGTTCCTCGGCTCCGGCACGGTGGGCGCGGTCGCCGAGCGCCTCGGGCGGCGGTGGGTCGGCACCGACCTGAGCTATCAGCCGCTCGCGAGCGCGCGGACCGCGCAGCGGGGCTTGCGATGGTGAGGTGACGACATGAAGAACCATTCCCAGACTAGACGCGGCCGGCAAATTGAGCGCCTGCTCTACGCGCGGCTGCAGCGCGGCCCGCAGAGTGCGAGTCAGCTCGTCGTGACCTTGACGATCAGTGAGCACGGCGTGAGAAACGCCCTGCTCCGCCTGCAGGCGCGCGGGCTGATTGTCTGCGGCCTCGACGCGTCAGTTGAGGGGTTTCCGCGCCGCGTGTGGCGGGTCAACACGCTCATGCCGGCGCCGGCGACGGGGCACGCGGCGTGACGGTCTATTACAACGAGGTCGATCCGTTCGCGGCGGCGTGGCTGCGCGAACTGATGAAGGCGGGGCAGATACCTGATGGCGAAGTCGACGAACGGTCAATCGAACTTGTTCGGCCAGACGACGTGCGAGGATTCGGCCAATGCCATTTCTTCGCCGGGATCGGCGGATGGGCCTACGCGCTCAAGCTCGCCGGCTGGCCCGATGATCGCGAAGTCTGGACCGGGAGTTGTCCCTGCCAGCCGTTCTCGAGCGCTGGCGCCCAAGCTGGCGGGCACGATCCGCGCGATCTTTGGCCTGTCTGGTTCGAGTTCTGGCGCGAGTGCCGCCCTTGCGTCGTCTTTGGTGAGCAGGTTGAGGCAGCGATTAAGCACGGATGGCTCGATCGTGTTTGCGCTGACGTGGAGCCGGAAGGGTACGCCCTCGGGGCGGTCAGTCTGCCGGCTGCGGGCGTCGGCGCGTTCCACATCCGGCAGCGACTCTGGTTCGTGGCCGACCGCGACGGTTCACGATGCCCATCGCGACGGGCAGGCGAAGCGCGCGATGGGCGAGACGCGCCACGGATCAAACCTGCAGGACTTCGCGATGCTGGCGCATTGGCCGACGACGACGAGGCAGGACGCGTGTTCGTCGGCCTCGATCGGCTACGAGAAAACGGCGACGCACTCGCCGGGGTTGACGTTGACCGATGCGGCGAACCTGGCCGGCTGGAACACGCCGACCGCGGACGAAGCGGGCGGCTCGGCGGAGCAGATGATCGCGCGCAAGCGGCAGGCGCAGGCACGCGGGAAGCAACTCGGCGCGTCGGTGACCGCGTTGAACCTGCAGGCGCAGCTCGCGAGTTGGGCGACGCCGATGGCAGCGGACTGCGAAGGGGCGGGCGGTCCACATCATCCATCACTCACGAATCAAGTTACTGGTCGGTATGCGACTGGCTCCCCTGCGCGGACGGGAAAGCGCGGCCAGTTGAACCCGGCACATACCCGGTGGCTCATGGGGTATCCGCCCGCGTGGGACGCCTGCGCGGTTACGGCAATGCCATCGTCCCGCAAGTCGCGCAAGTCTTCATCGAAGCGTATCTCGACATGAGGCTGACGTGAGCTGGCAGGTCGGCGACACGCTCCGCTTTCAGGAGGAAGCGCGCCCCTACACGGTGCAGGCCGTCAGCGCGAGCGGGCGCTTTGTCGTCTGTACCAAGCCCTTCGCCGCGCGGCACACGGTCCTCTACACCGTCATCGATCGGCGCTTCTGGGTTCGCGGCGTCGATGACTCGATCGGCAACTCGCTCGGCTACGAGACGCCGGCGGCGTGCGGGCGCGCGGCGGGGCTCTTCGAGTCGGGGCAGTACGGCTTCTCGCGGCGCCGCCTGCCGATTCCCGTCGCGCTCGTGCCGGAGAAGGGCGCGGCATGAGGCGGGTCCTTGTCCCGCTGCAACTGACCGGCGCCCTGATCGTGTGGGGGCTGTTCCTGGTGACGATCGCCGTCGTCCTCGGGCTGCTCGTCGGCTACTGGCTCGTGACCGGGGTGCGGGTGTGATGACTGCCACTGTTCCCCGTGGAACGCGTGGAACACCGCGCAAACGTCGCGGCGGCTGCAGCTCGTGTCACAACGCCGCGCGGCCGGGTCAGGCGACCTGCCGGGCCTGTCATCGCGCCTACATGCGGGACTTGCGGGCGCGGCAAGCCGAGCAGCGGCGGGCGGAGGCGTGGGAGCTCGCGCGGCTGCGCAAGGAGGCGACGACATGAGCGACGACTTGACGGAGCAGCCGGCGCGTCTGCCGCTCGGCGCATTGCTCGACTTGCTCGACCAGGTCGCGGAGGAGATCGACGACCCTTACGACTCCGATCTGACCGACTCCATGCGGTGTGTGTTGCGCGATGCGGTGCGTGAGGCGATCGACCGGCTGCGCGAGACGGCAACGGCATGAGGCGGCGCCGCGATCGCGTGTGGGAAGTGCGGAAGGAGCGGCGCGCGCTCGACGGGACCGAGCCGTGCTGGGAGGACGACGTCGACCTCGACGAGGCGGACATGGAGACGGAGTTGTGAGTGACAAAGCGACGGACCGTGACCGGATTGCGTTTTTGCACACGTTGCTCGCCGTCTATCGGCGCCTGCGCGCGGTGGACGGCTTGAACGGGCGCGATTGGGACGGCCATCAACATCTGAAGGCGGAGGACGAGATCGAGCAGCTCGAGCGGCAATATACCGAGGACTACTGGACGTTTCCGCTCCGGTGCGAGGGGCGCTATTCCGTGCCTGGCACGTCACCGCCGCGCGAGGAACCCTTCGAGGTCACGTATCGCTGCGGGCTGAAGGCGGGTCACGAAGGACCGCACGGTCCATGAGCCGACACCGCGAGCCGCCGTTCTATCCGCGCATCTCACGAGGCCCGCTCGGGTCGATAAATTGGACCCTGCGGAAGATCATCGCGGACGCGCTTCGGGTGTGGCGCGCAGAACGGACATGAGCCGCCGCCGCGAACCGCCGATCGTCGACCCTGCCAAGCACCCGCGGCGCGCGGTTGGGCTTGCCGCGGCCGCGGACTTCCTCGGCGTGCATGAGCGCACGCTCCGGCGGCGCATCGAAGAGGGCCTCCTGCCGGCGTATCGCGACGGCAAGGTCTACCGCATCAGCGTCGCCGCGCTGGTCCGCTATCAGCGCGAACCGCCCGACGCGTCCTCATAGGCATAATCGGCATTATCGGCATTATCGGTCACGGCAAAATCCGTTCCGGGCGCAGACTCGGCGGCGTTCATGCGCCCGCCGATACGACCGAACGTCCCGCCCGCGACGCTGCTGACGTCGCCGCCCGCTGAGCCGCCCGCCCTTGAGCCCGACGGTGGACTAGTTCCGGACGCGGCCGAGCATACTAGTCCACCCGCCGACCTGCTCGAAATCCTCGACCCGATTCCCGAGGTCGCGCCCGTCGACAACCCCTTCGGCTTGAGTCCGCGCGAGCTCCTCTTCGTCGAGGCGTTTGTCGGCGCCGCGCAGTTCCGCGCCGCGAAAGCCTACGAGCTGGCCGGCTACAAGGTGACCGGCGCGAGTCACCGGGCGAACGCGAGCCGGATGTTGACGCGCGAGCGCGTCGCGGCGGCGATCGCGGCGCTCCTGACCGCGCGGGTCCGCGCGCTCCGGATCATGGACGGCGACGAAGCGCTCGAGGGGATCTCGAACATGGGGCGCATCGACATCCGCAAGGTGTTCCCGCCGGACAGTCACATCGCGAAGCTCCCCGCCGACGTCGCCGATGCGATCAAGGCCGTCACGCCGAACAAGTACGGCTATCGGATCGAGATGTACGACAAGCTCCACGCCCGCGAGCTCATGGCGAAGGTCGACGGCCGGCTGAAAGACACCGTCAAGGTCGAGCACACGCTCGAGGACATTCTCGCGATGTCGAATCGGCCGGATCCGGGAGCCGCCGCGTGATGCTGTTCTTCTGGCTGCTGGTCGGTCACGGCCTGATGGACTATCCGCTCCAGGGCGATTTTCTCGCCCGCGCGAAGAATCACCGCGCGCCGATCCCTGGCGTGCCGTGGATGCATGGACTGTTCTGGCACGCGCTCCTCCACGGGGGAGCGGTTGCGTTCGTGACGCAGTCGGTCGCCTTCGGGCTCTCGGAAACCGTCGCGCACATGGTCATTGACTATCTGAAGTGCGATGGGCGATTCGGTGGGAGGCCGGAGCGGGCGTTTCACATCGACCAAGCGTTGCATGTTGCGTGTAAGGTTTTATGGGGAGCCGCGGCGTGACATGGCGCCGGCTGGTCCTCGCGCTCGCCCTGGTCGTCGGCGTGGATAGCGCGCTCCTCCAGGCGGCCCAGAACATTCGCCGCTGGCGCGCGCATCCCGAGCAGTTTGTCGTCGAGCAGTTCGGCGCCGAGCCGGACCCGTGGCAACGCGCCGCCCTCGCGGCCTGGGGCGACCCGGCGCAGCACCGCATCAGCCTGCAGGCGTGCGTAGGCCCCGGCAAAACGACCGTGCTCGCGTGGTGCGCGTGGCACTTCCTGAGTTGCTGGGGCGACCGCGGCGAACATCCGAAGGCGGTCGCCTTCTCGATCACCGGTGACAACCTCAAAGATAACCTGTGGCCCGAGCTCGCGAAGTGGCAACAGCGCTCGGAGTATCTCCGGACCGCGTTCACGCACACCGCGGAAACGATTTTCGCGAACCATCATCCCGAAACCTGGTTCCTCTCCGCGCGCACCTTTCCGAAGACCGCCTCGCCGGACGAGCAGGGGAAGACGGTGTCGGGCCTGCACTCGAAATACGTCGCGATCTTCGCCGACGAGTCGGGCGCGATTCCGGTGCCGCTGCTCCGCGCCTCCGACCAGGTGCTCTCGACCGGCCCGATCTTCGGCAAGATTCTGCAGGCCGGCAATCCCATCTCGCTCGAGGGGATGCTCTACGCCGCGGCCGGCCCGCTCCGCGATCAATGGTTCGTCATCCGGATTACCGGCGACCCGGATGATCCGCACGCGTGGGTGCATTCGCCGCGGGTCGGGCCGGAGCCGGCCGCGTGGGCACGCCAGCAGATTGCAACCTACGGGCGCGAGAACCCGTGGGTCATGTCGCAGATCCTCGGGCAGTTCCCGCCGCAGTCGCTCAATGCGCTGCTCGGCGTCGAGGATGTCGAGCGCGCGATGGCGCGCCATCTGCGGATCGATGAGTACGAGTGGGCGCAGAAACGCCTCGGCGTCGACGTCGCGCGCTACGGCGATGACCGCACGGTGATTTTCCCGCGGCAGGGCCTCGCCGCCTTCCGGCCGAAGATCATGCGCCACGCGCGCGACTCGGCGGTGTCGACCGACATCGCGTCCGCGGTGATGAGCGGGAAAGCGCTCTGGGGCAGCGAGCTCGAGCTCTTCGACGCGACTGGCGGCTGGGCGGCCGGCGCGGTCGATGTCATGCGCGCCAACGGCTACAGCCCGACCGACGTGCAGTTCGCGGCGCCCGGCCTCGACCCGCGCTATAAAAATCGCCGCGCGGAAATCTGGTTTGCGATGTCGGAGTGGGTGAAGCGCGGCGGCGCCATGCCGCCGGTGCCGGAGCTGGTCGGCGAGCTCACGACGCCGACCTACACCTTTGTGGGCGGCAAGTTCCTGCTCGAGGACAAGGACCAGGTCAAGAAGCGGCTCGGGCGCTCGCCGGATCTGGCCGACGCGCTCGCGCTGACCTTCGGCATGGTCGACATGCCGGCCGCCTCGCGGCTGCCGCCTGTCGTGCGTGAGGAGGAAGGAGGCGATCCGTGGCGGTGGATCAAGTGAGCGAAAGCGCGCGAGACAAGGCGGTGCGGTTGCTGACGCGCTGTCTCGTCGAGGACCCGAGCGTCTTCGACCTCGAGCGCTGTGTGGATGCGCTGATCGAAGCGGCGCGGGCGCCTGAGTCCGCGCACACGCGCGCGGCAACCGCGATGGACCGGCACGGGTTTTCCGAGGACGACACGCGATGATTCTCCGCGCGGCGACCGCCGCCGACCGCGCCGACGTGGTCGCTCTCGCGCTCAACTTTCACGCGGAGTCAGCCTACGGGTATCTCCTCGCCGTCGATCCGCAGCGCGTCGGCGTTCTGTTTGATCTCGCGCTCGACCAGGGCGTTGTGTTCGTGGCGGAGCGCGACACCGTCCCCGGTCCGGCCGGTCCGGAGCTCGTCGCCTTCCTGGGCCTGGTCGTTCTCGAGCACACCTTGTCCGGCGACCGCTACGCCGAAGAGGTCGCCTGGTGGGTCGAGCCCGAGTATCGCTCGGGCACGCTTGGGCCGCGCCTCCTGGCCCTCGCCGAAGAGTGGGCAAGCGCGCACGGCTGTGCGTTCCTGAAAATGGTCGCGCCGATCGGGACGACGGTCGGCGCCTTCTACGAGCGGCGCGGCTATCAGCCGATTGAAACCGCATTCATGAAACGAGTCGCGTGATGGCGTGGTTCGGCTCGCAAAATTCCGTCACCAAGGGCGCGCTGCCGCCGGGGAAAGGCTTGAAGTCGCCGCCGCCGGTCGCGCCGGCGAGTCTGCTGGGCGGCCTGGCGCCGCCCGATGCCAGTCAGACCAGGTCGAACGCGACCGCCGAGGCGCTCTTGGCGGCCAAGCGCGCGCGCAAGCGCGGCGCCGCGTCGACGCTCGTGACCGGCCAACCAACTGGCGCCGGCATCAATCCGCCCGCGGTCCTCGCGCCGAAAAGTCTGGTGGGCTACTAGGTGGGCGACTACTTCGGCGCCGACCCGGCCGACAAGCGCACGCGCTACCAGACGATCAAGGCCGCGCTGAAAAGTGATCGCAGCAGTTTCGAGGCGCACTGGCGCGAGCTCGGCGACTACCTGCTGCCGCGGCGGACGCGCTTCTGGACCGGCGACAGAAACCGCGGCGACAAGCGCAACCAGAAGATCCTCGACTCGACGGCGCGCTTCGCGGTCCGCACGCTGCAGTCCGGCTTGCACGCCGGGCTGACCTCGCCCGCGCGTCCGTGGATGAAGCTGACCACACCGGATCCGGATCTGGCGAAGAGTCCAGCCGTCAAGGCGTGGCTGAGCGTGGTCACGCAGCGGATGCTCGTCGTCTTTCAGCAGACCAACCTCTATAACTCGCTGCCGACGATCTACGGCGATATGGGCGTGTTCGCGACGGGCTGCATGGGCATCGTCGAAGACACGAAAGATCTGTTTCGCTGCTACCCGTACCCGATCGGCAGTTACGCGCTCGGCCTCGATAAGCGCGGCCTCGCGACGGCCTTCATGCGCGAATACCAGCTCTCGGTCCGTCAGGTGGTTGAGACGTTCGGGCTCGAGCCGGACAAAAAGACGATCGACTGGTCGAAGCTCTCGACGCGCGTCAGAACCGCCTGGGAACGCGCGCAGTATGAGGAGCCGATCGATCTGACCTGGCTCGTGCTGCCGAATCCGTTCCCGGACCCGACGCGCTTCGAGGCGAAATACAAGCCGTTTGCGAGTTGCCATTGGGAGGACACCGCGCACGAGCACAAGTTTCTGCGCGAGTCGGGCTTCGACACGTTTCCGATTCTCGCGCCGCGCTGGGACGTGACCGGCGAGGACACCTACGGCACCGACTGTCCGGGCATGACCGCCCTGCCCGACATCAAGCAACTCCAGGATCAGCAGCGCGCCAAAGCGAAGGCGATGCAGAAACAGATCGACCCGCCGGTGATGGCGCCGACGTCCTTGCGCACGCAACACACCTCGCTCCTGCCGGGCGACATCACGTACGTCGACGTCCCGGCCGGCATGGCGGGGATGCGCGCGGTCTACGAGCTGAACATCAACCTGCAGCATTTCGTGCAGGACATCGGACAGACGCAGTACCGGATCCAGCGCGCCTTTTTCGAGGATCTCTTTCTCATGCTCGCGCAGTCGGAGAACGGCAGCGCGCAGCCGATCACGGCCGAAGAGGTCCGCGAGCGCCACGAAGAGAAGCTCCTCGCGCTTGGTCCCGTGCTCGAGCGCACCAACGACGAGCTCCTCGAGCCGCTCATCGATCGGGTCTATCAGATGATGGAGGCCGGCGGCCTGATCCCGGTCCCGCCGGAGGAGCTCGAGGGCGTCACGATCAAGGCTGAATACACCTCGATCATGGCGCAGGCGCAAAAGCTGGTCGGCGTCGTTGGGCTCGATCGCTTCAATATGGCCGTGACTGCGCTCGCGCAAACGTTCCCCGCCGTGCGCCACAAGATCGACAGCAACCGCGTCGTCGACCTCTACGGCGACGCGCTCGGCGTCGACCCGTCGATCATCCGGACCGACGACGACGCCGACGCCCTCGCGAACGCCGAAGCACAAGCCGCGCAGCGCGACGCCGAGGCGAAGCAGGCGCAACAGATGGCGGCGGCGATGAAGAGCGCCGGGCAGACGCCGATGGAGGGCGACACGGCGCTCTCGCGGCTGGTCGGCGGCGCCGGCGGCGCGGACGCGGGCGGTGTGCTGTGACAGAAGGAGGAGTGATGCGACGGTTGATACTCGCGCTCGTCGTGGGGGCGCTGGCGGTGACGGTGGGCGCGGTCGGCGTCGACCAAACCTACTACCTGGTCGGGGGGCCGGGCGGCGGCGGCGCGGTCGTACGGATCGGCGGCGTGATCTCGAGCAACGTGACGGCGGTCGCCAACAGCGGGGCGATCGAAACCGACCTGATGACCTACACGCTGCCGGGCGGGTCGTTGGCGACCCATGCGCAAGGGCTCCGCATCACGGCGACGTGGACGACGGCGGCGAATGCCACGGCGAAGGACGCCAAATGGTATTTTGGCGGGACGGTGATCGGGTCGCTCATCGGCGATACCGGCGTGAGCGCGCAGATCCGGATGACCGGCTATGTGTTCCGGACCGGGGCGGCGACGCAGTTCGGGTCGGTGCTGACGGACGAGCACGTGGGCGCCACGCTCGGCAACGGCAATGCCCAAGTCACAGCCCCCGCGGAAACGCTGAGCGGCGCCGTCGTGATCAAAACGACCGGCAAGGGCGGCGTCAACGCGGACATTACGTGTGTGCAGTTACTCGTCGAGGTGTTGCCGTAATGGCTCTCTTTCAACAGACCTTCGCCAGGGCCGGCGCCGCACCGGATCTGACCGCGCTCGCGAACACGATCCGCCCGACGGTTGGTGACCCGTTCTACGTGAACGCGCAGCAGTCGAGCGGTGTCGTCAGCGTCACCATCGAGAAACTGACGGCGTGGACGGCGCCGCAGATCGCGACCGTACAAGCGGCCGTCACCGCGGCGGCAGCGGCCACGGCGCAGACAGACGCGCAGAACGAAGCCGATGCGATGTCGATCTTTCAGAAGGCGATCCTTCTGACGATCAACGACGAGCTGAACGCGCTGCGCACCGCGGCGGCGTTGCCGACGAAGACCCCGGCGCAGATGGCGGCCCTGGTGCGCGCGAAAGCGGCGACGCTGTAGATGAGCGACCGCGCCCTCGTCCGGAACGGCTCTGACCCGGACCAGGTCAACCGCGCGCGGCGCAAAACGCGCGAGGCGGAGCGGCAGCGGCTCGGCGCGATTGCCGAAGTCATGAAGGCGCCGGCCGGCCGCCGCGTGATGTGGGACTTGCTGTGCAAGGCGCGCGTCTTCGAGTCGATCTGGAATCCGAGCGCGGCGATTCACTACAACGCCGGCCGGCAGGACTTCGGCCATGAGCTCATGGCGGACCTGCTCGAGGCCGACGAGACGCTCTACGAGTTGATGGAGCGCGAGGCGCGCACGCGCGCCAAGCGGGAGCAGGGACAGAACGACGCGGCGGCGACCGCCGCGGCGACAGGAGGGCAGGACGATGGCGGAGACAGCGACAGCCGCGAAGCCTGACAGCGGTAGCGGCGACACGAAACCCGCAGGCGACACCAAGCCCGCCGGCGACACCAAGCCAGCCGGCGACACGAAACCCGCGGGCGAGACGACACCCGGCGACAAGTCAGCGGAGAAACCGGCGAGCAAGGACGACCAGGCTAAGCCTGAGTCAAAGGCTCCCGAGAAGTACACGCTCACACTCCCGGACGGTGGACGCCTCGACGACGCCGACCTCAGCGCGATCGAAAAAATCGCCCGTGCAAACAACTGGACCAATGACGAAGCCCAGAAGCGTGTGACCGAGCACGCGGCGGCGATCGACGCGCAGAGTGCGCGCTTCCTCGAGGACACGAAGACGGACACGGTGTACGGCGGCGAGCGCCTCACGGAGACGCTCAAGCACGCCAACGCCGCGCTCGAGAAACTCCGACCGAAGGGGACCCCGCGCGGCGACAACTTCCGCGCGCTCCTCGACAAGTCGGGCTATGGCAACCATCTCGAGGTCGTGAGCTTGCTTGCGGACCTCGGCAAGATGATGGCGGAAGACACCACGGCCGGCGGCGGCGGCGGCGGGAGCTCACGCGATCCCGCGACCGTCCTCTACGGCAAGTCGTGACCGCCACGCATCGGAAAGTCAGTGAGTGACATGCGACGGTCTGTGACGTGGATCCTGATGACGCTCCTATTGGTCCTCGCGCTCGACGTGGGCGCGATGGCCGCGACCCTCACACAGCACGCCCTCGGCGGATCGGGCGTGCTCTATTACCTCGGCCTGTCGGCCCTCGTCGTCGGCGCGGCGCTCGGCACCGGCAACCTGACGCTCGCCGATTGGGGCAAGCGGCTCGACCCGGACGGCAAGGTGCCGACGATCATCGAACTGCTCAATCAGAGCAACGAGATCCTCGATGACATGGTGTTCCGCGAGGGCAACCTCCCGACCGGGCACCGCACGACGGTTCGCACCGGGTTGCCGACCGTGGCCTGGCGTCTCCTCAATGCCGGCGTCGTGCCGAGTAAGTCGACGACGGCGCAGATCGACGAGCAGGCCGGGATGCTCGAGGCCTGGTCCGAGGTGGACAAGGACCTCGCGCTCCTCAACGGCAACGTCGCGGCGTTCCGGCTGTCCGAGGCGCGCGCCTTCATCGAAGCCATGAATCAGGAGTTTTCGCAAACCTTGGTCTATGGCAACGGCGGGATCGCGCCCGAGGAGTTCACGGGGTTTATGCCGCGCTATTCGCTGTCGACCGCGCCCAATGGCAGCAACGTGATCAAGGCGGGCGGCGTCGACACCGACAACACGAGTGTGTTGCTTGTGGCCTGGGGCGACGAAACCGTCAGCGGCGTCTTCCCGAAAGGCAGCAAGGCCGGCCTCATTCACGAGGACTTCGGCGAGGTCACCGTGGAAATGACCGCCGGCCTGCCCGGCGCCAGGATGCGCGCGCTCCAGGAGCGCTGGCAATGGAAGGCCGGCCTGGTGCTGAAGGATTGGCGCTACGTCGTCCGGATCTGCAACCTCGACGTCTCGCTGATGAACGGCGGCGTGACGATCGACATCATCGCGCTCATGGAGCAGGCGGTCGAGACGATCCCGAATCGGCTCGGCAAGGCGGTCTTCTATGCGAACCGGACCGCGCGCCGCTACATGCGCAAGTTCACGCGTACGGCGGTGGCCGGCGGCGGCGGGCTGACCTACGAGAACGTGAACGGCAAGCCGGTGCTGATGTTCGGCGACGTGCCGATCAAAACCGTCGACGCGATCCTCAACACCGAAGCGCTGGTCGCGTAGGCCGGTCCGATCAACCGTCATTTCAGGAGAACGATTCCATGTTTATTGATGCGCTCAACCTCGTGTCAGACGCGCAGGCGTTCGGCGCGGCGGCGGTGTCGACCAATTCGATTGACACGCAGCTCACGACACCGGGCCGTCAGATCGGCACGGGTGAGCCGATGGCGTTTGCCGTGCAGGTCGACGTCGCGGGCACGGTCGCGGCGACGAAGATCGAGATCATCAGCGCGACCGACGCCGCGCTGACGGCCGGCATTCTCGTCCATGCGGTGCGGGACATCCCGCTCGCGGAGACGGTCCTCGGCTCGATCCATATCATCGGCCTGCCGCCGGGCACGCCGACCCAGCGCTACCTCGGCGTGCGTCTCACCACGGCCGGCGGCACGATCTCGGCGACGGTGTGGCTCGCTCCGCTGTCCATGCTCTCGATCCCGCCGCGTGCCTATCCGAAGGGCTTCGCGGTCTAAGTGTGATGCGCCGGTCGTCCTCGAGGGCGGCCGGCGCCTTTTCGCGGTGAGGAGAATCAGCGATGGCCAAGAAGAAAGCGACCAAGCGCGCGGCCACGGCAAAACGATCCGCGGCGCGTGGAAAGAAGAAGCCGCAGGGTCGGCTCATCACAGTACGGGCGACGGCGCAAGGCTACTACGGTGACGCGCAGCGCGCCATCGGCGAGGAGTTCACGATCCAGGACGTCAAGGACTTCTCCGAGACGTGGATGGAACGGGTCTAACTCTCGTGTGCTGTTGGGAGGAACGAGCAATGGCGAAATCAGCAACGACGACGCGTGACACCGTGGCCGCCGCCGCCGAGCGGGGCGACCGAAAGCCGCGCGGTGTCCCGATCAAAGTGCGCGCGACCGCGCTCGGCTACTACGGCGAAGCGCGCCGCCGCCCCGGCGACGTGTTCACGATCTACGACGAGCAGGACTTCGCCGAGTCGTGGATGGAGCGCGTGGCGCCGGACACGCCCGAGCGCATCACGAGCGGCGCCGAGGCGCTGCGCCAGCAACACGAGGCGGAGATTGCGGCGCGACGGCAACCCGGCGAGCGCGTCGGCCCCGACACCCCGACCGGCGCGAAGGACGTCCTCGGCGAGTAGGTTTCCGCCCCGTGGTCCAAGCGGCTGCACCACGGGCGGACTGGACCCGACGCGTGTCTGGCTGATCGCGTCGGGTCTACCTTGTGAGAGCACAGCATCATGGCGACGACCGACCAATACCTGACGTTCTCGATCAACCTGACGGACGCGGCGCTCGTCGCGACCTTGCAGGGGACGCCGTTCGGCGGCGTGGTCGGCGCGATTCTCGCCGCGCCCGATACCGCGGCGGTCACCTACAGCGCGCCCGTCGCGGGGGTACACGATCCGTTCGAGGCGCCCTCGATCACGTCGTCCTGGTTCGGTGGGGACTTCCCGACCAACGTCGCGGACTTCACGCGCTGCTCGGGCGGCTGGTTCGGGGTCTGCTGGCTCTTCGGCGACAAGATCCGGTATCACTGGCGCGGCATCTTTACCTATGTGCCGCCGCCAGACGGTCCGGGCGGTCCCGCGGCGCCGCCCAATATTCTCCCGCGTCGCTGGGTCGATGGGTTTGAGTTCCCGGCCAACGGCGAGGGATCCGGGACCGGAAGCCAGCACGTCTCCCGCCTGGCCTCGCGCCATGTGCAGGGGTTCGGGTTTGCCATCCGTCCGGGCGCGACCACGATCAAACTCCATGTGCCGAACGCGCAGATCGGCGGCCCGAATCCGACGACCTCGTGGGAACGGTTCTATGTGCGGCCGGTCACGTTGCCGACTGGCACGGTTGATTTCTGGCAATCCGAGATGTCGGGCGGCAACGCCGGCGAGGGGTACGTGCTCGCACTCACGCCGACGGGACAGATCGCGGCGTTCCGCTCGGGCGGCTCCGCGACCAAGTTCGCGGCGCTCCTGGGGACGACGCCGGCCCTGGTGCTCAACACCTGGGTCCGGATCGACGTGTTGCTCCGCTTCGGGTCTGTGCTGACGTTTCCGAACCTGCGGATCTTCGTCAATGGCGTCGAAAAGCTGACGCTCGTTGTGTCCGGGGGAAACGTCAACGGCGGCGCGGCCCTCCATAACCAGTCTCAGGTCGGGCCATCGGTCGGCGACTACACCATGGCGATGGATGTCGACGACTGGATGTGTGCGGACTATCCGGGGCCGGTCGAAACCGCGCAAGGGCCGGACTGGAATAGCGGATCGGCGATGCTCGTCGTCTCGCCGACCGGCTTCGACCCGAGCACGACGGATTGGACGGGCGACTGGCGCACGGCGCTGCAGAATCCGAATATCGGCGCGACGATGACGCTCTCGACGGCGGTCGCCGCGGCGCGGCTCGCGATGACGACCGACGCGGAGGATTCGATCGACGCGGTGCCTGGGAGTATTGGCATTGCCGCGATGGTGGTCGCGCTGCAGTCGCCGGTGATTACCGCCGGCTCAACACTCGGCTACAAGTTCGGCGCCGCCGCGGAAGTGTTGACGGCCTCGCTGCTCGCTAACTCCGGGTGGTATACGGCGTTCTTCCGCGTGACGGGTCAGCCGCTCGCGCAGACGCCCAACGCGCCGCTGCTGCTGATCCATGTGCATGGCGCCGCGGGCGCGTCGACGGTGACGACGCTCGGCGCGGTCGCGGAAGTCCTCGGCGTCTTCGGTCCGGAGGATGTGCCGGTCGGTGCGGATGCCGGCGTCGCCCCGCCGCCCCATCTTGGTCAGCACAATGCGCCCTACCCGCGCACACCGTGGGCGACGCTGACGAAGCCGCCGATCCAGCCGGTCGTCGTCGTCGGCGGGTCGTATGTGGGCACGGGCACCTTTCTTGACCTCGCCTTCTCGGTGCCGGTGCATTTCCTCTGGATCCGGCCGGTCACCGGCAACACGGGCGGGACGAAATGGTGGTCCACCCTGCTCGGTCCGCATCAAGCGGCGATCATGGGACCGAAGGCACACCTGATGGTGCAGGCCGGCATCGACGGGGCCTTCGTGCCCGGCGTGCCCGGCGAGACGCCGGCGGCCGGCGACCAGGTGGGCGTCGTGCATCAGGTGAAGGCGGCGCTCGTCGCGGCCGGGGTCAGTATCCTCGGCGACTGCGGCGCCTTCGAGATTACCAAGCGCGTCGCGTGGACGCTGCGGGCGCAAGGCATCGGCCTGCGCCAGAAGCTCGTCGGTGTCAACTGCGACGGGTACTCGACGGACGTGATCGACGTCAACGGGCAGGAATACGACATCATCGGCAACGCGGGCACGACGAACGATCCGCAATGGCTGCTGATCGGGCCGATCGACCCGGCGAACGTGACGCCCGCGATCGATCCGGGCGACGACGAACCGGGCGGGACCGGCACGCAGCAGGGGCAGACGCTCCTCCGGCTGATCGGCACCGACACGCAGAACAACGCCGTCGGCGTGACGTACGTGTATCTGGCGATCGGCGACCCCGGTCAGCGCTTCATGCTGAACGCCGGGCTCGCGGATCCGACCGGCGCAGTGGACAAGCCGACGACGCTCCTCCATCCCACGTTCACGCCGCAGGCGGGGTTCTTCTGGCCGGAGCCGATCAGTATCTCGGCGACCGACACCCTGCACTACAAAGGGCCGGGGCACGCCGCGGCGTCGATGTCGCCGATCGCGCTCGCGGAAGTCGCGAACTATCTCACCTTCGCCGAGGCGCTCCTCACGAGTCAGTCGGCGTTCCATACGGCGATCGGCTCGACGTCCAAGATGAACGTCCCGTTCAATCTGTGGCGCACCGACGACGGCAGCGGGCACGCCGGCAAGGTCGTGCAACTGATGTCGTATGTCGGCGACGGCGCGGCCTCGCGCTCGATCGCGCTCACGCCGGCGAGCGGTAAGCGTCCGCTCTTCGCGATGGTCATGCCGCATAACGCGGCGGCCCTGATGCGCGACCATGCGCATACAACGGTGACGAGCAGCACCGTGGCGGGCGCGGCGAATGCGTCGACCGGCATCACCGGGGGTGGGATTGACACGCTGCTCGTCGGCAGCGTGCTGAACACGAACGCGATCGTCTATGACGTGTTCGTCATTCCGGGGAGTGACATCGCGGGTAACGGCGGGTTCAGCATTCCCGGCACGTTCTACCCGGTGCCGCCGGAGCCGCCGCCGGATGCGCCCGCGCCGGAGGAGCCCGAGCCGCCCGAGGTCGAGCCGCCGCCAGTCGTGCCGGTTGAGCCCGTGCCGGGGATCCCGCTCGACTGTATCGGCGCGACGACGCTCGTGTGCAACATCGCGCTCTCGCATCTCGGGATCTCGCAACCGATGGTCAATGTGTCGACGGACCTGACGCCGGAGGCGACGCTCTGCCGGCTGCACTACAGCCAGGAGCTCGAGGCGGTGCTGCGCGCGTTCCCGTGGCCGTTTGCGACGAAGTACGCGACGCCGGTGTGGGTCGCCGGCAGCGACGCCGTGCCGGTCAATGACGACTGGACCTTCGCCTACCGCGCGCCGGCCGACATGCTCTTCGCGCGGCGGTTTGTGACGGCCGGCGGGAAGAAGCGCGCCTATGACCCGGCGCCGATTACCTTCCGCGTCGGGCGTGACACGACGGGGCCGCTTCTCTACAGCGACGTCGCGATTGCCGACGCCAGGCTTGAATACACCATTCGGCTGGACTGTCCCGCGAGCCAGGGCGACGCGCTCTTCCGCTCGGCGTTCGCGTGGCGCATGGCGCACGCCTTGGCGCCGGGGCTCTCGAGGGACGAGAAGAAAGTCGCGTTTTGCTGGGCGATGTACGAGCGGCAGATCGCCACGGCGCAAGTCGTGGCCGCGAACGAATCGCAGCAGGACCCGCCGCAAGGGGATCCGCCGTGGATTGCGGGGCGGGACTAAATGGCGCAGCAGTACGTCTATCGCGGCGATCGCTGGACCGACCAGGCGTTCAAGGGCCAGCGGTGCGAGGCTGTGCGGCGGCCGGACGGGAAGTGTATACGCGGGCGCAATGGGTCGATGCTCGTGTGCTTCGCCGACGGGACGCGAGCCGTGGTGCTTGGTCGGCAGTTGAGGAGGGTCTGATGCGTACGAAGACCACAAAAGAGCAATCGGCCGCGGTGCTCACGGTGCGCCGCGTGCCAGACATGACGATGAAGGGCCGCAAGGCGATCGCGGCCTGGCTGCGGCGGCAGGCGTTCACGATTGAGCACGGCGGCGATGTGCTGGCGGATCGGTTCACCGCGCGCTACCTGTATCGCTAAATGGGCGAGTCCGTCATGCAGCGGTCGTTCGCGTCGGGCGAGATTGCGCCCGCGCTGGCGGCCCGCGCCGACACGGCGAAGTATCAGCAGGCGCTGCGCACCTGTCGCAACTTCCTCGTGCAGCGGCACGGCGGCGTGGCGAACCGCGCCGGGCTGCGGTTTATCAGCGCGTGCAAAACGACCAGCGCGACCGTGCAGCTCCGGCGCTACGTGTCGGAGATCGCCGGCGAGAGCGTGCTCGTCGAGGAAGGGGTCGGGTATCTGCGCTTTTTCATAAACGGCGCACCGCTCACCGTGGATCTGGGCACCGTCGCCGCGTGGGACATCGCGACCAATTTCGTGCAGGGGGATCTCGTGCAGGACGCCGGGATCGTCTACTACGCGATCGTCGACAACGTCGCCGTCGCGCCGCCGGACGCCCCGACCTGGCATCCGTTCACCGGCCTCGTCTACGAAGTGCCGACGCCGTTTACGCATCTGATGCATTGGGTGCAGAGCGGGCGCACGATCACCTTGACGCACAAGGATGAGGCGCCCTACGAGCTTGTCTTCCTCACCTTGACCCGCTGGATTCTGCGGGCGATCACGACGGCGAGCACTGTCACCGCCCCGAGCGGCCTCGGCTTCGTGCCAGGGGGCGCGGGCGCGCGGACGATGGGCTATGTCGTGACGGCGGCGATGGCGGACACCTACGAAGAGTCGGCCGCGAGCAACCAGGCGATCAACGGCGCGTGCGCGACGCCCACGCCGGCCGCGCCGAACGTGTTGACGTGGACGCCCGTCGCCGGCGCCGTCGAATACTACGTCTATGGCGACCCGTGGGGGAACGGCACGTACGGCTTCATTGGAACGGCGACCGGGGCCGCGACGTTCAACGACCCCGGGATCGACCCGGACTTCGCGTTGACGCCGCCCGTTGCGCGCGTGCTCTTTGCCGCCACGGACACGTACCCGAACGTCGCCGCCTACCATCAGCAGCGGCGCTTCTTCGCCTACACCAACGACGAGCCTGACGCGGTCTGGGCCTCGCGCACGGGCTTCCCGTCGAACTTCGGGATCAGCTCTCCGCTGCAGGATGATGACTCGCTGAACTTTCGGATCGCGGGCAACAATCACAACCCAGTCCGCCATCTGGTCGCGCTGAAGACTCTGAACGTCATGACCGGCGCGGGCGAGTGGACGGTCGGCGAACCGAAGGTGCCGCTGACCCCGAGCTATCTCCCGGCCGACCAGGAAACCTATGTCGGCGCGAATGAGGCGCCGCCGGTCATTGTCGGCAACTCGATCCTTTATGTGCAGGCCCGCGGCGCCATCTTGCGCGATCTGCAATTCGACCAACAGGTCGAAGGGCTCGCCGGGCGCGACCTCTCGCTCTTCGCGGCGCATCTGATGGACGGCTATACGCTGACCGAGATCGACTACCAGCAGACGCCGCACTCGATTGTGTGGGCGGTCCGCTCGGACGGGACGCTGCTCGGCCTCACCTATATCCGGGAACAGGAGATCTGGGGCTGGCATCGGCACGACACGGGCGCGGCCGGGCGCGTCGAGCATGTCTGTGTCGTGCCGGAGGTCGGGGAAGATGCGCTCTACGTGATCGTCAGGCGCACGATCGGCGGCGTGTTCAAGCGGTATATCGAACGGCTGGAGCGGCGCACCCTCCTGCCGGCGACCTTCGACCTCGACGCGTTCTTCGTCGACTCGGGCCTGACCTACAACGGCGCGCCCGTGTCGAACATCGCGGGCCTCGCGCACCTGAACGGCCAGGTGGTCGCGGTCGTCGGCGACGGGGCGGTGGTCTTCAACGGCGACCCGGCCGCGGCCAACGCCGCGAACTTCACGGTCACGGCGGGCACGCTCCCCGTGGCGCTGCCGGGGAGTTACAGCGTGATCCACGCGGGGCTCGCGATTCGCTTCGCGGACTTCGAGACGCTCGATCTCGACGTCCAAGGGTCGAGCATTCGCGACAAAAAGAAACGGGTCGGCAGCGTGACGATCCTCCTCGACGCGAGCTCGCGGGTGCTCTGGGCGGGGCCAGACACCGCGCATCTGACGCAGTACGTGCGTCCGCCCTACGAGGCGGCGAGCGATCAGTACACCGGCCCCGTCGAGATGCGGCTGACGGCGCGTTACAACGACAACGGGCGGATCGTCATCCGGCAGACGGAGCCGCTCCCGCTGACGGTGCTTGCCGTGATTCCCAATGTCGAAGCGGGAGGCTGATGACGTTAGACGAAGAGATCCGTTGCGAACGCGACCGCGGCGAATTGCTCGGTCCGCTCGTTGACAGATACGGGGCTCATGCTGTGGTGCAGGCACTCGGTATGATGCACATTGCGGCGTCCTTGGGAATTGATACGCCGGTCACTGACGAAGGCGAGGAGAGTTGCGACCATGTCTGAGCTCGTGAGCATGAAGATCACCGCCGAGGCGCGGACGAAGATGGCCGAGCCGTCGATGGTCGAGAAGGATGGCCCGATCTATCCCTGGGGCCTGAGTCTGAGTCTCGACGACGACGCGCTCGAGAAGCTCGGGATCGACACGCTGCCGAAGGTCGGCACCGCGCAGATGCTCATCGCGCGCGTCGAAGTGACGAGCGTCTCGAGCAATCAGGGGCCGGACAAACAGAAGCGTCAGAGCGTGTCACTTCAGATCACCGACCTCTGTCTCGAGCCGGAAAAGACGCGCGAGAAGGTCGAAGACGCGCTCTACGGAAAGAAGGGCTAGCCGTGGCTGCGATGACCGCGATCGCGCTCGCCGGCCTCGCGATGTCCGCCTACGGGGCGTACAAGCAGGGGTCGGCCACGAAAAAAGCCGGGCAGGCACAGAAGGGCGCCGCCGATAGTTCCGCCGGCCTTGCGGATTACAACGCCGAAGTCGCCGAGGTGCAGGCGGAGGACGCCGTCGCGCGCGGCGCGGAGGAGGAGTCCCGCTTTCGGACCGGCGTGCGCGGGATGATCGGCGCGCAGCGCACCGGCTTCGCCGCCGGCAACATCGACGTCGGTTACGGCAGCGCGGTCGACGTGCAGGCCGACGTCGCCTTCCTCGGCGAGCTCGACGCGATCACGATCCGGACCAATGCGGCGCGCGAGAGCTGGGGCTACAAAGTGCAGGCGGAAGACTCCCGGCGCCGCGCGGCGATCATGCGCAAGGAAGGCGTCAACCTCGAGGCGGCCGGCAAAGCGAACGCGAACGCCGCGTATATCCTCGGCGCGAGCAATCTGCTGGCGCAAGGCGCCAATCTCTATTCCGCGAAATACGGTTACAAGTAGATGCCGACGGTCAGTCGCTACGGTCAACGTAAGGTCGTCACCGAGGCGCTCCCCGGTGTGCGCAAGTCCGCGGCCGAGACGGCCACGTCGATGGGCGCCGGCCTCGCCGAGGCGCAGGGTCGCCAGGCGCAGGCCATCGGCGAGCTCGGCGCGACCGTCACGCACATCGCGACCCGGCAGATCGCGGAGATGGAAGCGGAGGAACGGAAGCGGGCCGACGACGTCGCCGCGATGGAATACGACACGGCGCTCGGCCAATGGGGCAATAAGCGTGTCTACGATCCGGAGACGGGCGCGCTGACGGTAAAAGGGAAGGACGCGATGGTCCTCCCCGAGCAGGTCCTCGGCGAGTTTGACCAAATCGCGGATGCCCATGAACAGGGGATGAACCCGCGGCAGCTCGCGCAAGCCAAACGCATTCGAGCCCAGCACGCGCAGAACCTCAACGGGACCCTCTACCGGCATACGTTCCGCGAGAAGCAAGAGTATGACGCCGGCGTCGTGCAGGCGACCGTCGAAACCGCCTACGAGTCCGCCGTCGCGAATGCGAGCGACCCGCGGCGGGTCGGGGTCGAGCTCCACAAGGGCATCACGGCGATCCAGCTCTCGGCCAAGCCGCAAGGCTGGTCACCGGAAGTCGTCGCGAAGAAAGTCGGCGACATGCAGAGCGCGACGCACACGGCGGTGATCGAGCGACTCCTTGACGATAAGTTGACGATGGAGGCACGCGTCTACTTTGAGGAGAAGGGCGCTGAGATTACCGACCCGAAAGCGCGCGCGCGCGTCACGGACATGCTGAAGGTCGGGCAGACGAAGGCCGACGGCCAGAAGCTCGCGGACACGATCAGCGCGGAAGGCGGCACGCTGACCGAGCAGCTCGCGAAGGTGAAGGCGCAGGCCGAGGGCGACGTCCGGGACGATGCGCAGCGGCGCCTCGAGCATCTCGACGCGCAACGGAAAGCGAGTGAGCGGGAGGCCGACGAGTCCCTGCTCGATACCGTCTACGCGCGGCTGAAACAGAACGGGGGCGACCTCTCGAGCCTCACGGCGTCGGAGCAAGTCAAACTCGGTCGGCATCTGCCGGGCCTCACCAACTTTTCGCAGGACCTCGCGCGCGGCGTGCCGCGCAAGTCCGACGAAGTCGCCTACTACACGATGCTCGACCAGGCGGAAAAGGAACCGGCGAACTTCGTCACGCTCAACCTCCGCCCGTTGATGGGGAAACTCGACGAGAACGACTACAAGCATCTCGACACCCTGCAGCGGGCGATGCGCGCGGGCGACACGAAGAAAGCGGACAAGGAGCTCGACGATTTCCGGACCGAGAGCGGCGTGATCGACAACGCGCTCACCCTCGCGGGCCTCGACCCCAAACCCAAGGACACCGACGCGGAAGGGCTGAAACGGGTCGCACGGTTCCGCGGCCTGGTCGCCGCCGAAGTCCGCCGCGTGCAGGACGTCACGAAAAAGAAAGCGACGAACGACGACGTCGAGGCTATCGCCAACCGTCTGCTCGCGCATCAGATCACCGATAAGGGCGGCTGGTTCTCGTCAGACACCACGCGCTCGATCATGACGGCGACGGCGGCCGATGTCCCGGCGACGGACCGGACGCAGATCGCCGACGCCCTCAAGCGCCACGGGCAGACGGTGACCGATGAGGCCGTGCTGACCATCTGGCTTAAGAGTCAGGGCCGGAAGGGCGGCTAGTGGCGCTCAACCCCTACGACGACGCGGTCGAGCAGCTCGCCGACGAGCCGGCCACCGCCACGCCCGCCGCGAACCCCTACGACGACATCGTCAGTGAGCATCGGACCGAGCAGGACGCACGTCTGCGGACGACGGTCCTGCAGGCCGGGCAGCAGTCGCCGGACCAGGCGGCCGAAGCGCGGCGGCTGGCCGATCGGTTCGGGATGGCGCCCTCGATCGTCGAGAAGAACTTCACGGCGTTCAAGCAACGCGCGACGGTCGAGGATGCGTCGCGCGTCGGCGAGGAGGCGCCGCGGCTCCGCGAATGGCTCGCCGCGAATCCGTCGAATGCTGCCGTCGCGCAGGACGATCACACGCCGCTGTCCGCGCTCGAGCGCACGCTCGGCATCGGCCGGAACATCGCGGGCGCGCTGTCAGCCGGCGTCGCCGGCTTCTCAGCGGGCGCCTGGGGCGCGATTCAGGCGGGCGCGGAGAGTGTGAGCGCACTCGACGAACTCCAGGCCGGTGTCGTCGGGACTGGCGCGAAGGAAGTCACCACGCTTGCGCCACAGGACGAACAGGCGTTTCGGGCATGGGTGACCGCGAACAAAATCACCGATGTCGATGCGCCACAGAGCAAGTACGACTACCGCGGCTATTGGAAGGACATCGCCTCCGCCGGCGGCGATCAGCGGAAAACGTACGAGGATGGGCCGCACTTTCCCGATACCTACAAGCAACACGGCCATCCGACGTTCTCGGTCGAGTCGAAGTACTCCACAGGCGCCAACGATGGCGGACGCTGGGACGGGGAGACGTTCATCCCGCCGACGCCGGTGAGCGCGCGCGTCGCCGAGTTCGCGCGCGGCAGTGCCGCGGTCGCAAAATACCTCGCCGACAAAGCCCGCGGCGAGCAGCACGGCGCCGGCTTCGTCGAGCGATCCATCTATGGCGGCGTGGAGTCAGTCGGCCAGATGGCGCCCGGTTTGGCGCTGTCACTGCTGACGGGCGGGTCCGCCGCGCCGATGCTCGGCGTGGCCGGCGTGACCACGGGCGGCCAAGCCTACGCGCAGGCGCGCGAGCAAGGGGTCGGCGTCGAGAAATCGCTCGCCTTCGGCGGATTCCAGGGCGCGGTGGAAGTTGCGACCGAATACATCCCGGCGACGAAACTCCTTGGCGGCCTCGCGGCGAAAACCCCGTTCCTGAAACTTCTCATCGGGCAGATCGTGCCAGAGATTGCGACCGAAGAAGTCGCGACGGTGTTGCAGAATCTCGGCGAATGGGCCGCGCTCCCGTCGAATAAAGAGAAAACGCTCGGCGACTACGCGCGTGAGCAACCGTCCGCAATGGTCGCGACCGCAATCAGCACGCTCGTCGCGGTCGGCGCGACGACATCAGCCGCACACGCGACGGCGCACGTCCTCGAGAAGCTGGGCGAGGCCGCCAGTGAATCGAAGACGCTGCAGCGGTCGCCGGAGGCGGTGCAGGATCTCGTCGCGCAGGCGGTCAAGGGCGGCCCGCTCGAGCACGTCTACGCGCCGGTCGGCCCGTTCGCGACCTACTGGCAGGGACAGGGCGTCGACCCGGCGGCGATGGCGGCGGAGCTCACCGGCGATCCGGCGTCGTATCAGACCGCCGTGGCGACCGGGCAGGACCTCGCGATCCCGACCGCGCGCTACGTCGCCAAGGTCGCCGGCACCGACCATCACGCGTTTTTCGTGAACGAGCTCCGGGCCGGTCCGGACGAGATGAACGTCCGCGAGGCGACCGCGTACGAAGCCAACCTTGCGGGGGAAGCGATTGCGACGCCGGAGCCCGAGCCCGCGGCGCCGGTGCGCGTGGCGGTGCTCGCGCAGCTCGAGGCGGCCGGCGTGCCGCGAGCGACCGCGGAGAGCTACGCGACACTCTACGAGTCGACCTTCGGCACGTTGGCGGCGCGCGCCGGCCTCGACCCCTTGGCCCTCTACGAGCGCTACGGGCTCACGATCGCGCGGCCTGATGTGCAGGCCGCGGCTGTCGCCGATGCCGCCGTCGCGGCGCAGCCAGCGGCGCCGGCGGCGCCGTCTGCGGCGATGCCTGCGCAAGCCGCGGAGGCTCCGGCGCGAGGATCGGAGGCGCATGTTCAGCAGCTCGAGACGGAACTGCGCGACGCCAAGCGTACTGCCGACATCGAACCGCTGACCGGGCTGGCAAATCGCGCGGCCTTTGAACGGGCGCAGGCGACTGCGGAAGCCGACCCTGAGACGGCGTTTGTCACCTTCGATGTGAACAATTTCAAGGCGCTCAATGACGAAGTCGGGCACGTCGCCGGCGATACCGCGCTGAAGGACATTGCCGCGGTCATCAAGCAGGCGGCGACGGAGTTCGGGTTCGGCGAGCGGGTGTTTCGGACCGGCGGCGACGAGTTTGCCGTGCTCGCGGGCGTGCGCGTGGCCGAACAGATCCGGAACCGTGTCGAGGCTCTCGTCGGCACCCGCACGACTGATGGCGTCAGTGTCTCCGTCAGCGGCACGATCGGCCCGGATTACAACACCGCCGATGTGCAACTGAAAAACCGCAAGGAAGCGCGCAAACGGTCGCCGAAGTGGGCACCGACAGAATTGGTCGTTGACAGGACTCCTGCGACACCGCAGACTGGAGCAGCTTCCGATGCCACAGATTCACCTGAAACCCGGCAAGGACTTTCAGATCGTCCTGCAGAACAGCCTGACGCTGAAGCGGGCGGGCTGGTCGAAGCAGGACGCGCTGACGACCGCGCTGATCCTGGCCGACTACCGACCCCCGGACTTCCCGACGTCGACGAAGTCTTCGAGCGACACTCCCTAGAAGCCAACCGCGCGCGTCTCACGCCGGAGGTCCATCGCGAGCTCGCGCGGATCCTCGACGAGATGGAAAGTTTTCCCTTCGTCAGTAAGTCGTGGAACTGGATCGAGGAGGGGGGACCGAAGACGGGCAACGCGGCCGGCGGGTCCGCAGACATCACCGGAGGCGCCGCCGGCGCGCCGGTCTATGACGACGTGCTGGCGTGGTCGCCGGTCAATCTGCAGCGCGGCAAGCAGGCCGGGAAACCGGCCAAGCAGGCCCGCGGCACCCGCGCGGCCGTGCTCACCGCCATCCGCGGCGTGATGGCGACGACCGACGTCGCAAACAATCTGCAGGAAGGCGTGCTCCGGGTCGCAGAGCAGCGGGCCGCCGGCGACTTCTCGTTGCTGTCGAAGGTGTCGCTGCCCCATCGGGACGCGACGGTTGCGCCGGAGGCGTTCATCGAGGCGCTGTCGGAGGGCTTCGACGACGCGGTCGATCAGGGCGAGGGCGATGCGTCGTTCGATGTGACGGAGTTCGATCAGGCGCTCAAGCCGCGCCGGGTGTCGCAGGCGGACCAACTGCTGGCGTATGAGGCGAGCATCGGGCGCGAGCCTGAGCGCGGGCCTGGTATGGCGAGCCAACTCGCGGCGACCCTCGCGGACGTCCGCGCGAAGCTGGCGACCTGGCGGACGCAGCGGATCAAGGCGCTCGAGCGCATTGTCAGTGACGCGCCAGACGAGGCGATAGAGGCGGCCCGAGCAACACTCAGCAAGATCGACGAGCACATCGCCGACCTGTCCGGGCGGGAGCGATGGCTGGCAGCACAGGTCGACAAGGCCGACACCCTCGACACCGGCGAGCAGCAGCCGCGCCTTCCCGGCGACGTCGGCGCCGTGCGCGAGACGGACGTCGCGACGCCGGCGATGGAGGCGCCCTTCAGCCTGACGAGCGAGACGGCAAAGGCGAAGGTGAAACAGACGACGCTGTTTCAAGTGCTGCAGCCGACGGCGGCGGCGTCTACGGCGCCGACCTTCTACTCGCGGCTGACCCGTGCGGTCGAAGAGTCGAAGCAAGCGAAGGCGAGCGGCGCGCAGTGGAAGGCGACGATCCGCAACGCGAAGATCGGGATCAACAAAGACGAGTTCGCGCTCGCGTCTGTCGGCGACCTCGAGGATGGCCGGAGCTACACCCGGCAGGAGGTGCTCGAGTATCTGCAGGCGAACGCGGTCACGGTCGAGGACGTGACGCTCGAGGACGACGCGGGGCCGGACAAGGACGCTGTCCACGTGCGTGCGACCGAGCTGTACGACGCCGAGGTCGACGCCGAGGTTGACCGGCTCGAGGAGCAGGGCACGCACTACGACTATGGACGGATCGCGATTCACTTCGACGAGGACGAACAGCAGTACGAGGCGTCTGTCGACGGCGATGACCTCGGCGAGTGGTACGACACCGAGGACGAGGCGCAGGCGGCGGCCGACGCCGCGGTTGAGGACCGCCGCGAGGCGTTCGAGGACAAACGGCGCGAATTGCTGCTCGAGGACGCCCGCAGCGCAGCCAATTGGGGCGAGGCCCTCGCACAGGCTGAGCGTGAGATGGATGGTACCGACCAGACCCGTTATTCGAGATATGTGCTGCCGGGCGGCGATCCTGGCAGTTACCGCGAAGTGTTCCTGACGGTGCCGCCGGTCGATCCGACTGCGGGGCCGCCGCCAACTATTACTGTCGATCAGGTGTTCGAGCCGACCGGCAGCAACATGATTCCGTATACCGTGTCGGTCAACGGGAAGCCTTGGCTCGAGAACGACAAGCCGCGCAAGCTCTATGTCGGCGCCGCAGAGGCGGATACCGTGAAAGTGCCGCACGCGCTTGAGCAATGGACGGCGCATCATCAGAGCCGCCGACATCTGAGCACCTGGGAGGACGGACACGAGGAATACAGCAACATCGAGAACCCGATCGTCCGGATTCGTCTGAACACGCGCACGACGGTCGACGGGCAGCGGGTCCTCTTTCTCGAGGAGGTCCAACCGCCGCACGAAGACGAACAAAAAAAGATGCCGGCGCTGTTCACGAAGAACTGGCGCGAGCTCGGCTTCAAGTGGGCGCTGCGCCACGCCGCCGAGCAGGGCCTCGACGCGGTCGCATGGACGACCGGTGAGCAGCAGGCGGCGCGCTACTCACTCGAGAAGCAGGTCGACGAGATCCGCTACACGAAGCGCGCAGATGGGACCTACAACTTGACCGTCTGGAAAGACGGCCGAAGTCTCGACCAAGCCGAGCGCATGGGCGCGACGCTCAAGGAGCTCGAGGCGCTCGTCGGCAAGGAGATCGTCAACCGGATCGAGCAGAGCGAAGGCGATCGCAAGGAAAGCGACGTGATGGCCCGACTGCGCGCGCGAGGTGACGCCGTCGGCGCCGTGCCGGTGGAGTTCGAGGCGGGCGCGGGGGGCCGCGGTGACACCGGGCACTATGTCGAAGTGCCGCTCTCCGAGCACACGCCAGAGTCGCGCTCCTGGTCGCAATGGGGCATCCGGTATCAGGACGGTACGCTGATGGGCACGTACGGCAGTCAGGAAGACGCCGCTGGTGAGATGGTCCGGCAGAACGCTGACCTGAAGAGCGAGCCGCAGCGCAGTCTCGCCGGCGAGAATCTGAAGATCGGCGGTGAAGGGCTCAAGCGCCTGTATGACGTCGATTTCAAAAACGTCGTCAACGGGCTCCCCGCGGTCAAGCGCAACGGCGGCAAGGTCGCGACGGTCGACCTCCGAACCGGTGACGTCGCGCCCTACGACCTGACCGAAGTCGGCGGCGGACGCTGGCGCTTGGTTGACCGCCGGACGAATCTCTTTATCGACGCGGCGCCGGTGTTCGCGTCCGGGTCGGCCGCGGAGGCGTGGATCGCGGAGCACGCGGCGGCGGTGACGGTGCCGGCGGTCGCCCTGACGCCCGAGCTCCGGACCGCCGTGCTCGGCGGGCAAGCCCTCTTCCAACAGCCCAACGCCGCCGCGGCCGACACGCCCGAGCGCCGCGGCTCGATCGCCTTCGGCGACGATCGCCAATTCGCGATCAACCTCTTCGCCCGCGCCGACCTCTCGACCTTCCTGCACGAGAGTGGACATTTCTTCCTCGAGGTGCTGCAGGACCTCGCCCCGACGTCACCGCCGATCGCCGGCGACCTCACGACGCTGCGCGCGTGGCTGTTCCCCGAGGGCGACACCGGGCAGGCGATCGACGTCGCGCAGCACGAACAGTTCGCGCGCGGCTTTGAAGCCTACCTGATGGAGGGCAAGGCCCCGTCCGTCGAATTGCGCTCGGCGTTCGCCAATTTCCGCGCCTGGCTGATCGGCGTCTACAAGTCGCTCCGATCGCTCAAGGTGGACCTGTCGCCGGAGGTGCGCGGCGTCTTCGACCGGCTGATCGCGACCGACCAGGCGATTGCCGACGCGGAGCAAGCGGGCAGCGTGCAACCGATGTTCACGACGGCGGCGGCGGCCGGGATGTCCGAGCAGACATTCAGCCGCTACGCCGCGAAGGTCCAGGACGCCTCGCGGCTCGCGCGCGAAACCCTCGAGCGCAAGCTGCTGGCCGAAGTGCAGCGCGCACAGACGGCCGCATGGAAGGCCGCGCGCGCCACGATCGAAGCGGCCGTCGCCGCCGACGTCCATCAGCAACCCGTCTACCGGGCGCTCGCGGCGATGCAGCGCGGCACCAACCCGGACGGCTCGCCGCTGACCGAAGGCGCCGCCCCGGAACCGCTCAAGCTCTCGCGGGCGATCCTCGTCGCCGAGTTCGGCGAGGCGCGGCTCAAGGCGCTGCCCAAACCGTACCTCTACACGGTGACGGGCGGGTTCCACCCGGCCCTCGTCGCCGAGATGTTCGGCTTCTCCTCCGCCGACGAGCTCCTGACCGCCATCACCGCGGCGCCGGCGATGCGCGGCGTGATTCAACAGGAGACGGATCGCCGGATGCTCGCCGAGCACGGGAGTCTGCTCCTCGACGGCACGCTGCACGCCAAGGCGCAGGCCGCGGTCGCCAACGACGGCCGCGAGGAGGTCATCCGCGAGGAGATGGCCGCGCTGGGCGCGCTGAAACGGCAGACCGCCCGCGCGAGCGCCGCGGCGGTCGACGAACCGGAGCGCGCGTACGAGCGCCGCTGGCTCGAGGCGGAAGCGAAGCTCCGGATCGCGATCGCCGAAGGACGCAAGCAGGTCGAGGTCGACGAGCTGCGCGACCAGGTCCGCCATCTCAAGCAACAGACCCGCGGCGCCGCGGCGCGAATCCAGGCGGCCCTCCCGCCGGCGACCGTGCTCCGCGCCTTCGCCCGCGACCGGATCGCGAAGACGAAGATCCAGGCCGTCAAGCCGGCGCTCTACTGGTCGGCCTCGCGGCGGGCGGCACAGACCGCGATCGACAGCGCGGCCCGGCAGGACGTCGACGGCGCGATCGCCGCGAAGCAACAGGAATTGATGAACCTCGCGCTCTACCGGGAAGCGGCGCGCGTCATGGAAGACGTCGCGGCGCGCGTGGCGCGGGCGCAGGCCCTCGGGAAGGGACCCGCCCGGCAGCAGCTCGGCCTCGCCGGCGCTGGGTATCTCGACCAGGCCGACGGCATTCTCGACCGCTACGAGTTCGCGACCGTCGCGCCGAAGGTGCTCGCGCGGCGGGCCGCGATCCGCAAGTGGATCGCCGAGCTCGAGGGCGAAGGGTTGCCGGTCGACGATCTGCCCGAGGTGGTGCTCAACGATGCGCGGCGCATCAACTACCAGGAAGTCACGGTCGAGGAGCTCGTCGGCATTACCGACGGCCTCGCGCAGATCGTGCATCTCGCGCGACTGAAAAATAAGCTCTTAAAAGCGGCCGACGCGCGGGAGTTCGCCGTCGTGCGCGACGGGCTGGTGACGTCGATCCGGGAACACACGACGGCGCGCGCGATGCCGCTCGAGTTCCGGCCGGCAGACGAGAAGTACCGCAAGGTCGCCGATTGGTTCGCCAGCCACACCAAGATCGCGACGCTCGTCCACGCGCTCGACGGCCACGTCGACGGCGGCGCACTGTGGGAGGCGATCATCCGCCCGCTGAACGCCGCAGCCGACGCCGAAGCGACGCGCAAGCGCGAGGCGGGCACCGCCTACACGGCGATCCTTGCCGAGCACTATCCTGGCCGCGAGCTCGCGACGCTCAATACGAAGACGTTCATCCCCGCGATCCAGGGCAGTCTGTCGAAAGAAGGCCGCCTCGCGGTCGCCCTGAATTGGGGCAACCAGACGAGCCGCGACCGGCTGCTCGCGGATCCGTCGCGCAAGTGGAGCGGGTCGCAGGTACAGGCGATTCTCGACACGCTCGACGCGCGCGACTGGCGCTTCGTGCAAGCGACATGGCATTACCTCAATACCTTCTGGCCCGAGATTGCCGCCAAGCAGCAGCGCGTGACGGGCCTCGCGCCGGAGAAGGTCGAGGCGATCCCGGTCCTGACGAAGTTCGGCGAGCAGCGCGGCGGCTACTACCCGCTCGCCTACGACGGGCGCCTCTCCGCGCGCGCCGGCCAGCACGCCGCGGCGACCGAGGCCAAGCTCGCCGTCTCGGCGTCCTATGTCCGCTCGACGACGCGCCGCGGCCACGTCGAGGCGCGTCAGCAGAACGTGACGCTCCCGGTCCGGCTCGAGCTCGGCGTCGTCTTCCAACATCTCGAGCAGGTCATCCATGACCTGACGCATCATGAGATGCTGATCGACGTGACGCGGCTTTTGCGCGACGGGCAGGTGTCGGCGGCGCTGACCGAGACGAAAGGTGACCTCGTCCGCGACCAGTTCACGCGGCTGCTGCAGGACGTCGCGATCGGGTCGACCCAGCCGGCGATCTCGACGCTCGACAAGGCGGCGACCTTCATGCGGACCGGGACGCAGCTCTCGGCGATGGGCTACAACCTGTGGACCGGCGCGCAGCAGCCGCTCGGCCTCTTCAACGGCATGAGCCGCGTCGGGCCGACGTGGGTCATGAAAGGGATGATCCGCTGGCTCCGTGACAGCGCGTCGATGGAGTCGACGGCCGGCTGGATCGCGAGCGTCTCGCCGATGATGCGCGAGCGCGTGACGACCGGGACGCAGGACTTGAGCGACGTCCGCAAAGTGCTGCAGCAGCCCGGCGGCTGGTTCGACGCGCTCGTGCGGACGGTGAGCCTCGACACCCTCACGCAGCAGACGATCCTCGATAGCTACCTCTGGCACATCGGCCTGATGCAGCGCGTCGCGGATATTCCGACGTGGCTCGGCCAGTACGAAAAATCAATGGCCAGCGGCGAGCACGAAGCCCGCGCGATCGCCCTCGCCGACCAGGCCGTGCTCGACTCGCAAGGCGGCGGACAGATCAAGGACCTGGCGCAGGTGCAGCGCGGGAGTCCGGTCGCGCGGCTGTTCCTGACCTTCTACAGCTACGGCAATACGATTTTCAACGCGACGGCGCGCGAGGCCGGCGCGACCAATTTCAAATCGCCGGCGTCGGTCGCGACCTTCCTCGGCCATCTGTCCCTGCTCTACGTGATGCCGGCGGTCGGCGCGGTCGCCTTAAGTCGCCTGTTCGGGAAGTCGGACGGCGACGACCTCGAGGAGTTTGTGAAGGACGTCGGCCGCGACGCGCTCAGCGCGGCCCTCAATACGATGGTCCTGGTGCGCGAGCTCGGCGGCCTCGTGCAAGAGGGGACGCGCGGCTATGCCGGGCCGGCCGGCGCGCGCACGATTGAGCTCTT